ATCAACTGCATCTTCTATACGCTTTTCTTTAACAGCTTGAGTAGATCTTCTTATTTGATTATCTCTAATGATTTGAGCTTCTTCGACATTTTTATTATTTCCTGTTTTATAACTACGTGCACCAGCAATCCTACGTTCTTCTTCCTGCTGTTTAGCAGCATTAGCTACCTGTTTAGCCTGATTTGTTTCTTTAGTAGTCTGAACCGACTTTGCGATAGCAGCTTCTCTAGCGTTTTGAGCTCTTTCTACAGATCTGTTACCAGCTTGCTTTCTTTCAGCTTCTTGCTGTTTAGCAGCCTCTGCTTGTCTCTGACGAGCCTGAGAAGCTTCAATAGCTCTCTGTCTAGCATTCTGAGCATCAATAGCTGCAGTTGTTCTGGAATGCTCTCTTTCCTGCTGTTTAGCAGCTTTCTCTTCTTTGGACATACGAGCTGGATATTTATTATCAACAATCTCTTTAGCATTATCCTTAAGCATTTCCTTTTGAGATTTTGCTTTGGACTTATTTAATGCTATAGCAGTGGCAATATCGCTATCAACATTTTTCTTAATTCTAGCGCCTAAGCTATTTTCTTTCTTACGCTGTGCTTCTCTAGCAGCTTCAACAGACTTATTAATATCTTCAGCTCTTCCTCTTTGTGCTTCATTCGTTTTGAAATTAGCATGAACATTCTTTTTAATATCGCTTTTAGTTCCATTAATCATATCACCAAGGATCTTAACAAGTTCTGCATTCTTCTTAGCTCCGACACTAGTAGAATACTTTTTAGCAGATTTTTTTCCTTCAGCTATACCACGTTCTCTAGCCTTCTGAGCAGCTTCAACACTGGATCCTTTACTAATAGCATCTCTATTCCACTGCCTATTTGAACTCATGCCTTCTTTAATTGCACGTTCTCTTTCTCTCTGAACATCATTAGCTGTAACCTTAGACTGACGGTAATCCTTTGCAGCTGCTTTTCCTTCAGCTATTTCACGTTCTCTAGCTTTCTGATCAATGCTAGCATCTACCTTCTGTCTGATTTCACTTTTTCTTGTAGAAATTTGTTTTGCAGTGGTTTTTGATGATTTACTTTCAGGAACTTTTCCAGTTCTTAAATAATCATAATATTTTGCAGGACCTGTAATCGGATTTTTAATACCCTCTTCTGATAATTGTCTTAAGATCATATTTCTAGTCGTTTGCTTAGATTTAGCTATACCTCTTTCCCTAGCTTTTTGACCTTCATATACATAATTCCATTTACCATTCTTACCTCTGTACTTGTCAATATATTTATACCCATTCATTCCATGACACAGATAGTCAAAATTATAATGCCACATCTCTTCTCCTCCTTTTACATAAAGTCATCTTTGTGTAATTTGTAAGCAATATAAGCGTCCATCATAGCTGCAACACAGTCTATTTTATGCTCATATTTCTTTTTGGCAATCATTTTATTACCATTTACATCCACAATTGCAGTACAGTTTCCCATACAGAATTTCATAAGTTCCTCATCAAAGAGAAGCATTCTTTCACTTGCTAAGATCTTAAGTTCTCCTAAAGGAACAGATTCTGTTCTCTTACCTTGAATAACTTTCTCTACACCATAAGGTCCATTTTCTGTGCACCATCTTTCAATAAAATCCTTAGCATTATAAGGGTCATATCCAAAAGCAGTAACAGCATACTCGCACCTTACAATATATTCATCCAAATCATCATATACCTGAAGCATATCAAGAACAGTTCCAGGCATAATAATTAAACTACCTTCTCTAATAAAATTCTCATATTCAAGTCTAAGAGAACCTGATAACTTACCAAGAGATAGTTCTGTAATATAAGCTCTTGTCTTAACTCCATAACTACCATCTTTAAGAGGAAATAGAAACGTAAATGCACAGAAGTCATCTCCTTGTGAAAGATCTGCACCAAGTGCACACGGCATACCCCAGAACTCTCTTTTCTTATGGGGAAGTGTCTCATCATAAGTAAAGTAATAGGTATAACCCTCACAAGGAATACCAAATCTTTTAGCTAAAATATCATTTCTAGTAGAAGGCGCTTTCTCAGCTCTTTCAACATCAAGCTGATAAGTTTCATAGCTTACGGTGAGACCAATATTTGGATTAGCCTTCACCCACATAGCAGGATTAGAAACTTCATCTACACTATCAAGACAATACCAGAAGATACTTACATGAGGATTGTAATAATTTCCTTTTAATATGTCTTCAAGTTCCATCTTGATAGTATCTCCAGGACCATTTCTTACAGTTCCTTCCGAAGAAGTGGCAACTATAATATAATCTGGAATCTTAGAAGCACCTTGCTCAATTGCACCTATAACATCTTCTCTAATGTCACCCGAAAGCCACTCATCAACAGTAGCAACTTTTACACGAAGACCTTGAAGTTTATCAATACTCATGGGTCTAATCTCAATAATAGAATTTGTTAAGAAATTCTGAATACCTTTCTTAGTAGAAGCAAGTTTCTGACGATTTAACTTATTACCAGTTGTATTTTGAAGTGATCCTTCTGTAAGGAACTTAAAGAGAGGTCCTTTTGCTCTATTCATAGCAGTCACAATCGGTGTTAAAACTTCATCAGCTTGTTTCATTGTAGGAGCTGTTGTGATTTGCTGAGTGGTGCTTGTGTCAATATTTTGTACATAACTTTGCACACAGGTATCATAAAGACTCTTAGCAGCACCTCTTCCTACAATTAAATACTGTTTATTGGTAAGTCTCTTTTTTATTTTTCGATTTTCATAGTGTGCTGGAATACCAGTATTATAATCATATGGAACCCAAACACTCCTTGTCTCGAAATAGTACCAACCGAAAAGATCCTCTCCCCACAACTTAAAAGAATCGAGAAGTACAAGGTCTGAACCGTCAGTCAGGGTTAGTTCTCCCTCACAATATTTGATCCATCCTTCTACTACGTCGCCGTCATAGTAAAAGTTAGGATTTGCAATTTTTTGGTCAATTCGATTCATTTGTAGGGAGATTTTTTCATTGACAGGGATCTCTCCTCTCAAAACGGCATCTCGAAACATACCATAGTATTTCGGCACCGCTGTATTACTTAATGCCATTTTGAATTTTCTCCTTTCTTTTGAAATAGGCACCAACCCGATGAAGAGCTGATGCCCAGAGGTAAAATAATATGGATACGGTTTACCGAATTAGGAGGGGCTGACTCTTAATCGGCACCGGAGCCAAGCATTTCATCGCATGTAATAAACATACGAAATTCCAGTTGTTTGATTTCTTCCTGCCATGCATTTACAATGGTAGCATTTGCAGGTGGATCAAACATAAGCCTTACTTTAAAGTAAATATAAGACTTGATCTCTTCAAGCATATTTAAATTCGGAACTACAGAGCTCCAAGTTGTGTTTTCATCTGCAATCTTAGTTCCATCAGGAACTACTCCCATCTGAGCAAGATATGCAAATACTGAATTAATATGAATCATGATATCAGTATTAAATCCTTCATAAAGAGCAGAAGGACCAATCATAGTTTTAATAGTATTAAGTACACTAAGTTCTGCCATAATAAATCCTCCTTATCTTTTCCATGGACAGGTATCATTTGGTGATCTTGGAACAAATTGTGTTGCTTTCATATAGTCTTCTTTGTTTCCATAGTGAATAAGCTTATGCGTAAGTTCTGAAACACAAACCACATTCTCAGGATCAAATATTATAGAACTATGCCTAATAATATCATCGGGAACCATAGGATTAATGTGATGAATAATAATAATTCCACCAATTTCCTCACCTGGATAGGCCATATCACAACCATTATCTCTTACAATAATTTGGTTACGAAACTGCTGCCATTCTCTAGATCTATAAAAATCTTGATTCAAATACCTATAACCACCAAATGTGTTCTGTCCAACTAGTCCTGGTAAACATAGGTATTCAAATCTCTCTTCAATTGTAGGGATCTGAATAAGTTCGGAGTAAGATTTCATATGTCTTGCCTCCTTTATGTGGTTTTGGTGTATTGAATAGTGACATCTGCCGACATAGAACTTCTATCAAGCCCTGTTGTAAATGTAATATTTGTTTTATTTACAGTAACAGATATGTTTGATCTTGATGCAGCTGTGGTATTTGGAACTGCTAAATGATTTAAATGCGAGATTTCACCACTTGGCCATCTTGCTACTGCTTGATAATCTATAACATTATTAATGTTTGATATATTATGAGGGTATGTCGTTCCTGTATCTGGAGTGCTAGGCAAACTGTTTATATGTACTGTCTTCTGATACAAAGTCTCCCCAAACCATGTTCCAATAATCTTCTCAGTTCCGTCATAATGAACAGCTGGAACGCCGGAAGGAGTCCATTGACCAGAACCTGCTGTATCTGTGGTTTTGGTGTATTGGATGGTGAATCCGCTTATTACCCAGTTTTGAACACACATAATCCTTATGTGATTTGAGGAATTTAATTCTGTCAAATACAAACCAAACGGATTAACTTTCCCATACGCATATGGCTTAATATCTATAAGATTTTCAATATTTAATGAAGAAGCGTCATAAATATCTGTCCACGAATATTGATTAAGTGTTATGCTTGATGACAAAAATATTGTCTTTTGATAAAGTGGTTTTCCATCTTTCCATACACCTACCTCTCTTTCATCAAGAGAATAAATAATGGGAGCAAACACATCATATGTTTCTTGTGGTATTGCTCTTATAGCTGTAGCCATCTCATTTGGATAGTATGTATCCTGACTACCGTTCATTGTACGGATAGCATCAGC